GTTGCTTGTATTATTCCTAGCGGGTAACCATACGTTTCTGCTAATTCTTTCATCTTTTTAAAATTTTCTGTCTTTGGTGATACTCCAAAAACTTTTTGGATTGGTTTTTTAAAAATATTAAAAACAGGTGCGAGCGCAACAGAGCCACCTGTAAATAATAAATTCATATAACTATCGTAAAGAAATTTATTTTGTTTTTCTTGAAAACTTTTTTCTGGTAGATCCATAAAATATCGTGTCAAGTCACTTAAAAAATCATACGTAGATGCCCCTGCTTGTGAACCTAATGCTTCCGCTCCAAGATACTTTGCAGTAGTTTTTGTAAAACCTGCAGTTGGCATTTGTGCTTCTTTTGATCCCACAAGATTTAAAATAGGAAACTTCTTTTTCATTTGTTTTTCAAAGGCAACAGGTGCACCTTCTAAAAGTTTTGCACCGTATAAACCAGCAACACTACCTAACATTTCAAATACCGGTTGACTCACCATGTCTTTTGGTAAATATGAACCAATTTTTATTTCATCTGGTATGACAGCACCCACTATAGGAGCTTGGCTTAATGCTCTTGGCACCGATATGTCCAACTTTTGCTTCATGTTGTTGTACATATATTTCAAAGGATCTTCATTTAATTTAATTCTGTTTTCAACTGCAGCAATTTTTTCAGCTTGATCTAACGCAAAAGCCTCAGGACTTTCCATCGTTGATGGTGTGGCTATTTCTGATTGACCTGACTCAACTAATTTATTTAAAGCATTTACTGTGCTTGGTAAATCTAGTCCTTGAGGTAAACCATACAATCTTTGTATTAATCCGAGATCATCTTTTGTTGGGTTTGCTGGATTTTCTAAATAAACTTTTTTTTCAAAAGGTGTACCTTCTAATAATAAAAATGGTTTTTTCGTTGACATTACTGCGCACCCCCTGTCCAAGAATTAATATCTAAAGATTCAGCCTGTTCATCTGGATTAATAGTTAGAGAATCAGCTTGTCCTTGATTATCTCCTATATCACCAGGCTCTTCAGGTATTTCTATTTGTTCATAAAGCGATGTTGATTTACCTTGTCTTTCAACAAATGTTTTTAGTTTATTATAATCTTCAAAAATCTCTGGGTTAATTGAACTTAAATCAACGTTAGTACCAAATCGTAAAGCTTCAATTGAATTAATTTGAGCATTTCTAATTACATCTAAGATAATGTTTAGTCTTGTAATAACATCTGCTGCCGGAACAAAACCATAAAGTTGTGTTGCTTCACGTGCTTGTTGTAAGTCATCAACGTTCAATCTTCCTGTGCTCTTCAAACCTCTAGCTAAGGCGTAAGAAATAATTTTTTCTCTAACTACGTTTTTAGCATACACAGGATTGTAATTGTAATTTAAAACGTACCAATTTGGATTTAAAAGATTTTCTAATGAAACAGATCCAGGTGCTAGCGTGACCTCTGTTTTTGATCCTGCTCCATTCGGTCTTGAAAACTTTTCAATTGAAATTGGCATCATGTTTGTTCTAGCAAAATCTGTATCAACAAAAACATCTTGACCCTGTCTTTCTTGCTCTGCTAAACGTTTTTGATCCGCAATCTTTGATTCACCAAATTGATAAATAGATTCACCAAGAGAGATACCATTTTGCCCTTTGATTTCATTTAAAAGTTCAGATCCTGTCAAACGTAAACCCTGTTCAATTTTATTAATTGTACCTGTTAAACCGACAGTAAATCCTTTTCCTGCTGCAACACTTGCATTGTTTTCAATAATAATTTGTTCAACAAGATTACCTGCATTCTTTAATCCTAAATATTCGCTTTGAGCTTCTTGGAATTGTGAAGCAGATGGACCTGCTAATTTAGATGCAGTCGCTGCAGACTCTGACGGATCAGCTACAGATGTAGTGAAATAATAATTTGTTGTGCCCTCCGGTGGACCTTCTGTAAACTCTAATTTCATTGATCCATCTGGTTGTTCAACCATCTTTGGTGTAAAAGGCACAATTTCTCCTTCATCATTTAGTCTTAATTGAACAGCAGTGGGTTTATAATTTTTACCGTCTGTAGTAAAGTTCATTGATACGGGTTTTTGTAAATTTTGTAACATTTGATTTGATGTTTTTATTTTGTCTAGTTCAACATCTTGATCAAATTTTAACATTTCTTTTCTTATATCCTCATCAAAATTCAACATTGATTTTTGTGTTTCAAATGTATGCCCTAACATTTTATTTCGTAGTTCTGCTTCTTTTATAAATAAATTTTCATTAGCCTCCGCAGCTTGTTTCACAGCGAGTTCACCAATTTGCATAGATCTCTGAAGCTCTAGTGCTTTTTGACTTTCTTCTCTGTCAAGATATTTTCCTGCAGCTTGTGATAAAACATCAAATACACCAGCGCTACCCACAAAAGGAGTTTTTGCTTGTAAAGAGTCAAATAAAAATCTTAAAGCCTTATCTGTGGTTGTCGCCTTAGGTATCTCACCAATGTATTGTTCAATGGTGCTTTTAAATTGCTCTGGTGTATATTTTTTACCCAAACCCAAAGCATCATATTGTTGTTGAAATTCTAATTCACCAGCAGTTTTAATAGGGATATAAGTTCCAGTAAGATAATCAGACATGATGTCAAAGTATGCCTCATTCTCATAATCTTTATTTGCTACTTCTACATTGACCGGATCTTTTTCTACAGGTGAATACTCTACGTAACCACCTTGAGGTTGTGATTGAATTCTTTTTAGTGTGTCGTCGCCGAACTGATTAAGAATGCTGAATGCTGTATCATTTGCCATTGCTCATACCTAGAATAAACCACCAATAAATGAAAGCAAGGGATTGATACCACCGCCAGCTCCGCCACTAGGTGGAGCGAAACCAATTGCAGGAGCGAAACCACTTACAATACCTGATTGTAATTGTAACATTTCTTGTGGTAAACGGAATTGAGCCATTTGTTGATCATATAAAGCCTGGTTTTGAGCTTGATCTAAATTGTATTGTGTTGCTCCTGCTTTACCTAATGTTCCAACCATAGAGCTAAGAGCTTGAGGAGCGGCTTGTCCAAACTGACCAAGTATTTGTCCTTGCTGACCCATAGTCTGTCCAGCAGTTTGTAAATTTCTTAATTGATTTTGATAATCACTCATGGCTGTTTTTTGTGCTTGTTGGAAACCAGAGGACATCAGACCTGCGATGCCTCTTCCTAGTGTATCTTCAAAACCTCTTGTAGCTTCTGCTTCAACAACTCCTGATCTATCACCACCAAATGCACCAGCTCTTTGTGCTGCAGCATCTCTACCTGCTTTTGATATATCAAATTGTCTACGCATCTCCTTTGTGTATTCATCAATGACATTTCTTTGATAAGGGTCCATAAACCTTTGTGTGTCAGCGGATGGATCAAATCGAGATTCGGCTGCTTGTTTAACGTATTCAGCACCAGCACCTAACGCACCAATTCCAGAACCAAAGAAATCTCTTGAGTCTTTTGCACCTTGAGATGCTAAGTCAAACATTTGTTGTTGTAATGCACCTGGCCCTGCTACTTCTAACTTTGGAACGTTTGGAGCACCTGCTTCAATAGCAGGCTTAAGAATATTTGCTGTATAAGCTTGACCAGCGGATCCTATGTTACCATATAATTGTGCAAGCATCTGTTCGTAATTTGATGCGCCACCAGTTTGCATTTTTCTAATCATGTGTATGAAACTCCCATTTTATCACCTAGTTTTTTTATGCCACCACGCATTGCGTAAAGTGCCTCATGTCCTGTGTCCACATCGCCACCTAACATCTTACCTATAGTTTCTACCTCTTGTTTGGTTACAACGTGTTCATCGTTTGATAAAAAAGCAGGAATATCATCTGACTGACCATCTCCTGGTCCTCTGACAGTGCCTGTAAATTTTTTTGCTTGATCATATGGAAACTGTTCTGCAGATCCATCAGTGCCACCAAATTTAAAAGATTGTATGCCACCGCCATCTCTCATTCCAAATATTGACATGATGTCCATAACATCAGATGGTGCATAACCTGCTGCCATTGACTTCATAAGAAAGCTCATTGGCTTTTCTTTTAAATTCATAATCATCATTTCAGATAATGTTTTTTGTCCGATAGGTTTTGTGCCCTGTGCAAAAGCTTGAATACCCCCACCTTGAGCCATGTAAGGATTCTGTCCAGGATCATACTTTGGTCGTGTGGCCATGTAGTCATCATATCTTTTTTGAGATTGTCTTGCCGCCAATATACTTGCAAGAATACCAGCGCCTGCAGCTAAAGATTTAGGTTGAGTTATTTCTCCGAAAAAAGACAATTGATCTTTTTTATAATCATCGTAACCTAATTGAGCCTCTTGCATTGCCTGTAACTGAAGCTCTTGTAATTCATCTGGTTCCGGCTCTTTACCGTCATTAATTTTTTTAAAATTTTCTATTTTTTTATCAAGTTTTATTCGAGCTGTAGTGGTTACGTATTCATCCTTATCCAATACATCACCTTTGTATCTAGCTTTACCAATGGCTTCAATACCAGAGCCGATTGACTCTCCGAAACCTTTAAATGTATCTACTAGATCTACCATTTTATTCTTTCTTATTTGTGGCACCCATTCCTAGTCTAGGTGCAAAAATCGTGACATCTCTCTGGATATCTTCTTCTTTAGTATCTGTATTAGGATCGGCGACATCATTAGAAGCTGCTTCTTCGCTTTCATAAGTTGCTCCAGTCTTCTTATGAGTAAGCACGGTTTCTGTTTTGCAACTGTATATAGGTACCTGTTCACCGTTTATTTCCTTGTGTCCAATAACTTTTGGTTCATCTACTATTTTTGTCATCTTAACCTTTATTTTTACTATTGTTGTTGTTGAATTTCAAGCAAGGAAACTGTCACCATAGCTTTATTTGCAGCGTTTGCTGTCACTTTAAGCTTGTCTCCTGACTGAAATACCTTCACATCCTGTCTAATTGTTGTATTTGTTGCCTCTACGTCAACCTCATCTATCTCAAAGTCATTTGACCCGTCATTATGAGTGATTGTTACAGTCACCGTATCAGAGGCGTGATAGTTGTGAACTGCTAATGTTTTTACCACAAAGGTAGAAACCGGAACTGGTGGACTTGCAGCAACATCGGCTGTGGGCACCGTAAATACAGTGGTAGCTCCTGTACTGGTTAAGTTTGCTATGAGTCTTTTGTATATATCTGCCATTACTGTAGTACCTCCATGAGTATTATACTTGACCTTGAGTTATTACCTTGGGCGTAAACTGTTCCTGATGCTGCAGCATTTCTAAACGTAGTTTTGTAAGTAACAGCACTTGTTGTAGAGGGTGAATCAAGCCAACATAATGCACTATGACCTGGAAATAAAGTAGTCGCATCTCCAGTTCGAATATCATCATTTAACCATTCACTTACAATGACTGTGCTATCTCTTTGTAAGTTAGCATCAACTTGAGTATTATTTGAATTTTTTCCAAAAGCCTGTGCTATATTAATTAAAATTTTACTTGATGAAGAAGTAGGTGTAATTGTTGCTGATAATCCTGTGTCTATATGAGAAGCTGCTGTGTCAGTAACTTGTGTCACGGTAGATGCATGAATGACCTGGTTAATTCTATTTGCTGTAACTGCAGGTGCAAAACTAAATACACCTGTTGTATTGTTGTAAGATAATGTGCCACCACCACTAGCCGAACCTGTGCTTACAGATAGATCTGATAAATCAATACCACCTTGACCAGCACCATCTCCTTGTAAAAAATTTAATCTTCTAAGTATTTCGTTTTTATTATCTTCTTGGTAAGAAGAGTTTAATTGTAAAACTATTTGTTCTAACTGTCTTACAAGTTCAGAAAAAGCTCTTGGATCGTATTGTTCAGGTGGATCGGGAAAACGAGTTTGTGCAATCTTTGCCATTATCTGCCACCATCAGGAAAAGCATCGATAGTAAAGGTTCCCATTTTAAAATTACCGTTAGCAGTGTTTGATTCTATTTTAAAATTAGCTTGTCTTCCTCTACCTCTGATATCTTTTTTCGTATCTGTGGTAGCAACTGTGGATGCTGTTTGACTGATTACATCACCATAGGGATAATTTTTGAAACTCCATGTGACTGTTAGATTACCTGATTGATCTCTGAAATCTGGTACAAATCTTGCGATACGCATAACTTGTTCACCACCTTCGTCAATGTTAAAATCACCAGATTGTACAAAAGATTGCATTGCAGAACCATCAGCATCAAAACCTGATTCATGTTCATAATATTTTGAAACACCATTTGATAAACCTAATACAGTTGGTGTTGCATTGGCAGTTGTGTCAGTTAAGAATTCTGTTGCAAGTGGATTATCAAATACACCACGATCAACCCATGATGTTCTGTTTAATGTGCCGACAGCCCATGTTTGTTCTAAATAATTATAAACAACACATTTGTTAATCTGTGGATTTATTGCATTATCAGGATTGGTTACATAGAACCATATAATCTCTGCAAATTCTGTATTGACACCGGCAAAGATTTGATCAGTTTGTGTCAAATCAATGTTTTCAAAAACAAAATCATCAACAGTGCAAGGTAATTTTTTTACAGTACCATCAAATACGAAGAAAGCATTCTGACCCATCCAATACGCTACGTCACGAACAACAACACCTGCGTGTTGCCCAAGCAGTCCACAATTTCTTCCTAGTTGATTAAGACCAAAAGTAAAAGGTGGACCAATAAATTGTAGTCCATGTAAAGACGTATCTGTCCAAACTAAGATTTGACCACGAGCTTTGTCTGCGCCAACAATTGTAGAACCGTCTTGTACTCGTAATGATCCTGCTGTGTTTGTAGCTGCAGGTTGATAGGTATTAATATCTTCTTGTGAAGAAAAACGTAAAAGCAAAGGATCTTGAGTAGTTCCTGATCCTACTGTTTTTTCTGTGCCAAATAATATGAGATGTCGATCTGGTGTAGATACTAAAGAAAATCTACTGGTTGTTGGTGCGTTTGTGACTGCACTTGCTCTACCTGTTAAACCATCAGTGGTGGGAGACCATTGAAAAGTAGAACCATCTAAAACAGTTGCAATTAATATCTCACCAAAATTATCTAATGACCAATCTCTACCATCAAGTGTAACGGAAGAAGAAGTTCTTGCTGTACCCCATGTGCCTGTGTTCCATGTGGATGTACCCCAACCATATCCAAAAGTAGATGAGGCTGGTCCTATACTTAAATCAAATTTTGCTGTAGCTGTGCCTGTAGTGGCTGAACCTGTAGTTTCATTGGCAGCCATCTGTATCGTAAAAGCATTGGCACTTGTTATAGATTGAATTTCAAAATTATTATCAAAGTCACTTGCTGTAAAACTCGTGCCTGATAATCCTGTTGTGCCAGAAAAATTAACAATATCTCCTTCGTTAGCGTTATGTCCTGTTATATTTACAGTAACAACATTTGTTCCGTTGGCCGTGGTAAATATATTACTAACAGAGCTATTTGTTTGTCTTAACGGAGTAATATCATACAACAAACTATTAGCATAAATATAAAGCTTTTTGTTTGTACCTAAGGCGGCTAATCTTGTGCCATCTAAGGCAACCCAATGATGAGCGTCTCTGACAACACCAATTAATGTATTATCAGTTGTCTTTGTCCAACCACCAATTTTTTCAGGTAATCCGTATCTAAATCTTATATTATCACAATCAGTATAACCACCGCCAGCGCCTAAATCACTGGTCTGTTTTTGTATCCCCGGTTTTAGTTGTAGTTTTGTCAGTGTCATCAGCTATACTAAATATTGTTCCTACATGGCCCTTAAAGTGCATATTTCCCTGATGCACCAAAGGTGACGCCACATCTGCATATATTTTACCACCTATCTTAGACCATAATCTACTAAAATAATAGTCCTCACTTAAATATCGTTCTTCTTCGTCCCAGTCAATCTTACCGACACCAAATAAATCGTAGCAGTTATCAGATTTATATCTAGCTCCGTTAACAATTTGATCAGATTGATATTTTCTTTCTGGGTATGCTTTTTTCATTTTATTAAAAACTTCACGTTTTATAAGCATCATACCCGTAGCTGCTTCCATGACTTCTACAAAACCTCCTACTAATTGTATATTTTTTGGGTCTTCAAAGTTTAGATTGTAGCCGAGTCCTTTATAAGATATTTGATCTTCAGTTATATTAGGATTTTTTTTAACAGCATCAATTACTTGATTCCAATGAATACATTTACGTGGGTAAATACCACAAGCAATATCTTTATCTGCTCTAATTAATCTTTCAATATTTTGAGGTTGAAAGCCTATATCAGCATCAATAAACAATAGATGTGTGCCTATGTAATTTTGATCATCAAGAAACATAGATACAATTGTATTTCTAGCTCTTGTGATAAGAGATTCATTACCCATTGTTTGTAATTTCATACCGACGCCTTGGTCCTTGGTCCATGATTGTAGGCCCAAGACTCCATGTAAGGTGTTCTCACCCAACATACCACCGTACATAGGCATTCCTAAATACAGTCTAATATTATGATCTTTTAGATCGCCTTCTAACATTTCATCTCCTTTATTTAAATGGCGGACCCACACTCCATATTACTAAGGAGTATCGAGTTCCTTTTGTTACTGGTGTTACTCTGTGCCAAACAAAAGAGGGAAAAACAATAATAGATCCTTTCGCTCTTGCCTCTGTTGCAGATAAAATATGTGATTTACTATCATCACGATTACGTAAATCAAATTCTAAATTACCACCTTCATATGCATCACCATCTTCTAATGAAACTGTTACAGATAATTTTCTTATGTTTCCGTCAATCATTTGATTATGTGAATCTTGATGCCAATGATAATATTGATTTTCTTTGTAAATAGTGAACTGACATTTTTCAGATCCTACCCAATCAAAATTCCAACCCGCTTGTTTATTTGCTTCTTGTATAAAAGGCTCTATGTTTTGGTAAAGCCAATCTTCTTCCATCCAAGCTATAGAGGAGTCTCTAGCTTTTAAATTTTCATCAAGTATTTTTGCTTTTTCAACTATTTTAGATTTACCTGTTTCAATAATTTTATCACAAAACTCTGGAGTCAAAGCTTTTTTAAAATAGTAATAATAATTGTCGAGAAACATTAATTAGTTTACACGTAAAAATCTGTAAACGATTTCTCCTGTGCCGCCCGCACCGCCTGCAGTTTGTGGTTGTGCACCACCTCCACCGCCGCCTGAACCTTGTGAGCCAGCATCTCCTGTGCTACCAAATCTACCAGTGCCTCCAGATACTGCGCCATTATATGAGGCACCTCCATTACCACCCGCTTGATTACAGTTATCACTACCACAGTTTGAACCTGTCACACCTGCAACTCCTGATCCTGATTGATTGTATGATGTTATAACACCACCAACTAAACTTGATGCTGATGGTATAGAAACTGTAGATCCGTCAGACTCTCTAAATGATCCTGATGTTAAAACAGTACCTAAATTTGAAACTGCTCCACCCGATGAAGCTGAATTAGTTCTAACACTACCATTAGGTGAAGAACCACCAGATGATCCACCGCCACCTCCACCACCTAATGTAAATAGTGTACCCGTCGATGAACCTGATAGTTGTGTATTATTACCGCCTTCAGCGCTGTAATTTGGATAAGAACCTTGCGTGCTATTTGTGCCTGGTGTTCCTATAATAAGTGTTAAAGTTTCACCTTCAGCTACGGTAAATACTTGATTTGCTACGTACGCACCTGATCCACCACCAGTGCCACCTGACTCACCACCTGATTTATCATATTCTGCACCGCTCACACCTGCCGCTCCACCTCCGACTGCTTGTCTTACATGAATGGCATTAGCTCCAGATGGCACCGTAACTGTTGTTGTAGTAGTTTGTGTGGTAAAAGCAGTAGCAACAAAGGCAGTATAGAATTGTTTCCAAGCTCCGCCTACTTTAATGTAGCCTTCTTGAATTTCTTTCCAAGCTCCGCCTGTTTTAAAAAAAGCTTCGTTGACTTGTTTCCAAGCCCCGCTGACTTTAAGATACCATTCGCTAGCCATTATGCGTCATGGATGAGATAAAAATCTCCGTTTGATCCCGTTCCTGAACTTGGTGCTGATGTGCTTGTTGTTGTAATTAAATTTCTAGATGTAATATTTCCAATGTTAGTTGCAGCAACGGTTGTAGATACAGTAAGTGCGCCTGTCACTGTTGCTCCTGCTGAAGTTGTTTCAAACTTTTTGACGTTATCATGAAAGATGTCAACGCCGTCATTGACATCCATTGTTAAAAACGTTTCACCTGTATCAGATTGAACAGTAATATTGTTAGCTTTAACATTTAATTCACCTGTATTATTTTCAATATAACTATCTGTGCCGTCATGATAGATTTGTAAATCTGTGCCTGTGCCAACATTGATATAATTATTATCGGTAACAGCAATATTACCTGTCATGTTTAAAACTTTTGCTGAGATAGTTCCCATAGAACTAAATACATTAACAACATTAAAATCTGCTGAGCCATCACAATAAACCTCTGCGTGACCACCTTGTGTAATTGCTACACCGTTTGCAGTGTGGCCTGTAGCGGCAATGGTTAAAGTATGAGAGCCAGAGGTATTGTTAAAAAATATATAATTGTTTTCTTTTGCAGGAATAAAAACAGTAATATTACCAGTAAGAGTGCCTGTAAGTTCTATAACTTTATTAGAAGCTTCAGAAGTGGCCGAAGCGTTTGCTGTTGTTAAAGTAACATCAGAAGATCCTGCAACACTTTTTGTTAAATATCCTGCAGCGAAAGCGTCTAATACCTGTAAGTTTGTATTTGTCTTATCGCCCCAAGTACCAGCGTTTTCACCTGTCGCCTGAAGTTCTAATTTTAATCTATCTGAATATGTTGATGCCATGATTACGCTCCATTATCCACTATTGTGCCACCATTTGCAACCCACTGAGTTACAAGATCGTTATAATGACCTTCACCAGAAGGATTAACAGAACTAACTTTACCATCGCTCCACTCGACTCTATAATAACCTTTTATCAAAGTGTTATCAGTTAGGGAAGTAGTCACATATTCCTGTTTAACACTTATAATTTCAGACATTGTTGTACTCCTTATAACTCATTATCAAATTCTATTGTACCTGTTGTGCCAAAACCTGCAAAACCCTCTGAAATACCTGAAAAAATAGCACTACTTACAAAATAAATTTTAGTTCCATCACCAGATGGTTTTGTTGTTTTCTCTACGTCATTAGTGTTATTCCTTCTAGTGAAAGAAGGCACTGTTGTGGTAGAACTATAACCTCCTCCCACTAATTGAGATGTTCCCGCAGAAACGGTGAGGGTTGTGTTATCAGGCGACCTTAATGAAACAGGTGCTGTAAATTTTATTGAATCCCCTTTATCTCCAGAATTTGGACAAAAACAAGGATAAAATTCTGTGCCACTAGTAACTGTATCAGAACAAAAATAATATCTTTGACATTTTCTCAAGTTACTTTCAAAACTCTCAAAAGGAAAACTAGGTATAGATGTGGAATCAAACTCACCGACTTCGAGTTGTAGTCCTGTAATATCAAAAGTTGCAGAAGAAGTGTTTCTCCAGTTCTGTGAGTAGTCAGGTGCTTGATCTGATGCTGAATACACATTCCATTGATTAGTTGTGTGACTAGATGTTGTAAAATCACTACCTAAATGAGGCCAAATTCTTAAACTTAATCCATTTCCGTGATCATTGTTTATTGTTAAATTACTATTACCAATAATTGATTTTGTAATTTTTGTCCAAGTGTTAGCAGTTAAAACTATAGGAAAAGCATAATTATAACTTGTGCCATCTTGAGTACGAGGAGTACAATAATAAGTTCCAGCAAGACTTGACCTCACCCAAAAAGAAATAGTTATAGAACTAGAGCTAGATGTATAGTTCCATCCAGATGTTGCTATATTTTGTGCTTCAATTCTTTGAGTAATTGCTACATAAGTATCTGTAGCAGAACTTGTGCCTGTATTTGTTACCCTGAAATATTTTCTAAAACCAAGAGAATATGGTGAATCACTAGATGATAAAGATTCTTGAGATTGTGTTAAAGAAGTTGCATCACGAGATATATTCATTCTGTCTACAGTTGCATATCCAGAAGATGTACTAGAAGTTCCCCTCTGTGCAATAGACATATCTCCGTTGATAATGATCGGTGTGACGAGGCGATCGCTTGGATAACCTCTACTTGTTAAACCTTTATTGGGGATCGTGTTTAATGCCATGCTATGCTCCTATTAACCTATATCCACCAAATCTGTTTGTTCCTGTGCTTTCATAAGTATCTCTGGAAGCACCTGAATTATGATATGCTTGAAATTGAACTGTATCACCTACTGCTAAATCAATACTAAATTGAACTGTTCCACCTTCTTCTGAGCCAGTATGATAACCAAATCCTCTATTATCCGATAAATCAGAGCCACTTCTTTGTGCGAGTAATCTCATAATATATTGACCAGAC